CTGTGGTTGATATTGTGTTTGAACCAAATGCAGCCAAGAATGTGGCCACTTCAGCATTGCCATAGCTGGTAGCGATACCTGTGAGTAGTGCGCCGTTACCAACGAAATATCCCGCGGTCACATTGCCAGTGGTGCTGACTGGGTTTGTTCCCAATGCAGCCAGGTTGGCCACCACATTGGCGTTGCCGTATGTTGCTGGTAGTCCAGTCAGTTGACTACCGTCACCTAAAATATAATTGCCACTGATGTTGGCTGTTGTTGTTATGTTACCCGTGCCGCTGATGACGTTTGCGCCCAGTGCTGCTAGTAATGTTGTGACATTTGAATCAGCATAACCGGCTGGCAATCCTGTCAATGCACTACCATTACCAATCAAATAGTTTGCTGTCACGTTGCCAGCAACACTCATACCAGTTGAGGAAAAAGTATAAACGTTTGTTACACCACCAATGTTGCCAACCACGTTGCCGTCAGCCACAGGAATATTAAATTCTGTTGTGCCATTTGACAGTTTGCTTGCTGATCCCACGTTGGAACTGGCAACAACACCAGTAAGGCCTGAACCGTTACCGATAAAGATACCGTTAACTGCTTGAATATTACCTATAGCAGTTATTGATCCAGTTGAAGTTAAATTACCAACGTTGCCGTTATAAGTTGGCAAGTATGCAGCCACATTTGAGTTGCCGTATGTTGCAGGGATACCTGTTGCAAATGCAACGTTACCTAAAATATATTGACCACTGATGTTGGCTGTTGTAACAATGTTAGAGGTGTTGGTGCCACTTGCTAGATATGTTGCAACATTTGAGTTGCTGTATGTGGATGTATCGCCGGCACCTTGTGTAGTGAACGTCCCGCCAGCTGGGTTAGTAATTACCAATGCAGTGGCATTGGCACTGATAGTTGCACCACCTAAATCAATTGTGGTTCCGCTTAGATAGAGATCGTTAAATCGTTGTGTTGGACTACCAAGATCATAAGTGACGTTGGCAGCAGGAAGAATGTTGCCTTTGACTGTGACTGCATTTGAAGAAAAAACAGCAACGTTTGCAGTACCGCCGATGCCAACTGTGACATTGCCGCCTGAGCTGACCACAGTTACATTTGATGTTCCGTTGTTGATGTTGGATGATGTGGTTGACACACCGGTCAACAACGCACCGTTACCAAGAATGTAGGTGCCTTGCACATTGCCCACTGCTGTGACGTTACCTACTCCAACAATGTCGCTACTAGGCAGTGATAAATTATCGCCAGCGGCCAATTCTTGTATCTGGCCCGAGCCTGAGTTAATAATTAACGGAATTCTATTTGCCATTATTTTTTTCCAATATCTATATTTATGTGGTCAACACTGTTACGTTTCCGCCGCCGCGAATGCCAACGTTGAAGCTATTGTTGCTTGCCAGCGGAACTGTTACTGGAGTAGTTCGTGTTCCTACTGTTAATGTTCTAGTAAACACAGTGTTACCAATGAAAATATTACCTGTGGCTCGAAGATTGCCACCTGTCACATTGCCTACTGCGGTCAGGCCAGAGGATGTTACCACAACCACATTTGATATTCCGCCAATGGACATGTTAGCATTGCCGCCTGAAGACCCAATGGTTATGTTGCTGGTTCCGTTAAAAATTGTGTTGGTATTGGTTTGAATACCTGTCAGCAGAGATCCATCGCCTAGATAATAATTGCCTGGTGATACCGAAACGTTGCCTGTGACTGCTAGGCCGTTGGCTCTAAAAGTTGCCACATTGGCAGTACCATTTACACTGATTGTGACTGGACCGTTGATGTCAGCAATTCGTACATTGCTGTTGGCATTGAGAATTTGACTGCCGGCACTGACTGTGATTCCAGTTAGTCCTGCACCGTTACCTTGAAAATAAGCCGCATGTACTGTGTCGTATCTAAAGTTGGCAGCGCCAAGGTCAAATACTGCATCTGTAGAAGGACGCACACTACTGTTGGTTACAACATTGCCGATTCCGTTGCCCTGCAGGATCAAATTACCATTTGTACCGTTGATCGATATGGTATTATTGGCGATTACAACGTTGCTGTCAACTGGACCCGCGGCGTAAACTTCCGTAAAATTGTCATTTACGGCTTCAAATGCGGTGCGTAGTGCTTCTCCAGTGCCATCGTTGGCCACAATACCAACGTCAATGATCTGTTGTGTCATAGGTAATCCGTTCCTCTGGAGTATTTACCAAAAGAACAGGATTACGCTTTAACCGATTCGAGTGTAGGTAAAATAGGATCCAGACGGCACTACTAGGTTTGCAACACTGGTTTGTGCTTGTACCGCTACGTTTGCATTGCCTGCACTGTAGATTATGCCAGTGATTCTCACAGTTCTGGCTGTGGTTCCTGTCATGCTCTGTGTAGTTCCTGTGCTGGCCGAAGTGGTAGATGTTGCCATTGCAAAACCAGCGGTTGGAGTGGTTTGTGTTTCTACTGTGTAACTACAAGTTCCTGCGTCAAAATAAGTGCTGAATGCTGTGGTCGTGGCGCCTGCGGGCACCACTGGCATGTAGGCTTCAAACTTGTAGCTAGACCCTGCTAGAGCAAAGAATCCCAGAGAGCCAACGTTGGCCATACTAGCAGAACTTATGTTGGCAGCTACACTTTGCCACACAACGTTTTCCACTCCAATACCTGTGCCAAACATGTTGCCGGTGACATTGGCATTGCCCAAGATAGCTGTGGCCGCTAGTACCGAGCCAGTGGCACTGACGTTGCCTTGAGTTTCTAGTCCGCCACCAGAATATATATTGCCAGTGGCGCTTACTAGAGCATCACTGTTGATGTTACCGCCACGAATATTACCTATGGCTGAAATACCGCTGGCACTACCACTGATTACTCCCAAGCTAATAATGTTGCCGCCAGTGACATTGCCAGTGATTGTGGCATAGCCTGTGGCTATTACATTGGCTCCTGACACCAGATTACCAGTGGCTGTTACCCTGCCTGCGGTGATTATGTTGCCACCTGTGATGTTACCAATTACTTCTGATGTGCCTGAAATATAACTGTTTCCAGTCACAGCAAATGTGTGTAACGGGGCGGCGTTGGCTATACCTACGTTGCCAGTAGCACCCAATACAGCGATTCTAGTGGTCGAATTGGTTTGTAGCAGGATGTTGGCGTTGCCGTTGGTATCGCTGTAAACTGCTCGTAGTGCAGCGGTTGTTCTTGCAAGAAGTCCAGTATTATCGCTAGTAAACCATTCAATAGAACCAATGTTTGCACCCAGTGTTGTGACTGCGGTATTGGCATCTGTGAATCTAATCACTTGAGCACTTGTTGCGTCAGAGGTGTATGAAACAATAATATTGCCAGTGGTGACATTTATATTACCGCCAGTGACATTACCAGTTGCTGACACTTGACCTGCGGTACGAATGTTGCCGCCAGTTACGTTTCCGTTGGCAACCACTGTGCCAGTGATGTTCAAACCAGTTTGAGTGAACACTGCAACGTTGCTGACTGCGCCCACAGTAATATTGGCGTTTCCGCTGGCAGTTTGAATTTCAATCGAGGTTGTACCGTTGAACAACTTGTCACCCGAAATGTTACCTGCTAGTGATGCGTTACCGGTAACAGTTAGGTCACCAGTGACAATTACATTAGCAACGCCGCCGGTATTTTGAAATGTTACGGTGTTGGCAGACCCAATCGATTCAACAATAACATTGCTGGCATAACGCTTGTAGATAGTCATTTAGAGTTCCTTTGTGTTATTTATACGGTTTTGAAAGTCTGCGATGGGCATGTGTGCCATGTTGGCTATGGACCGAAGATCTGACAGATCTGCTGTGGTATCTCCGACCACACGAAAAAAACTTGCTTTGGGAAAATCCTTGGCTATTTGCTTGATCTGACGTACCCAATTTCCAGTAAATGTAGGATTGGCCGAACTCTTTTTGTAAAATTCTGTGTCAGCATAGATGTTGTTGAATCTGCCTGTGCGGTTTGGTCCCATGTCAAACCCTATTAGATAGATTGCTCTTGCACCATCTAATGCTGCTTGCCCCACTGCTGCTGGTCCAGAACTGTAGCCAAAATATTGTTGTGCTATACGCATTGATCCAGAATCTGGCAGGGGCTTACGAGTATAGTGAGTATGAGTTCGGCTGTAGCCGTCATGCTGAATGCGTTCGCTTATGGGCAAATCTGTGCTGATCAGCACATCAGGCGCAAACTCTCGATAAATGGCGTTACAGCCGTACACACGCCCAAGCGTTTTTAGCAAGTTCAAATCAATTTGTTGACGGCTTATGCCGTTACCAAGTACAAAAGCTGGGCCCATAAAAAAATCCTCCCAGTATGTAGCTGGGAGGACATGGTTGCTTGATAAATTAAGAAGTAACGTTCTGTATCAAAGCCACGTTGATAGTGGTTTGTGCAGTGCCTGACTTGATAACTGTGCCTTCGTCAGTGAAGAAGTTGGCCACTTGACGTGCATCAGCAACAACTTCATCAGCAGTGTATCCACTACCGCCTTCCCAGCCCAACAAGAACTTGTTAGATAACTTAGAGACAAACACTTCAGATGAAGTATCATCAATGTAGCTAATGCTCATGAAACCAGCTGTGGGTGTTGCAGAGTTTTGCAGAACACAAACACCAACCAAGTTAGCAGTGCCTGAGCCTGCACCAACTGCTGAGCAAGTGAAGATTGTTCCCACGCCATAGTTGCTAGGTGCGCCACATGCTACCCAATCAGTGGTGCCCACTGCGGTAATCATGTAAGCAAGACCAACCACCATGCTTTCGTCAGCAATGCTGGTAACATCACCAACCAGATACTTGTGAGAACCTTTTTGACGGATGATATAGCCTTGCGCAACGCCAGCACTACCTGTAATGTTAACAGTGACGTCAACACGTGGGTTGGTTGCACTTGGAGTATCAGTTGGACCTGCGCCGCCAACAACACCAAGATATTGAGTGCCGTTTAGAGTTTGAACTGGGCTGTTGAAAACAGGGTTTGTTAAACTGTTAAAGTTAGGATAGCCAAGGTCAATACCGACGGCTGCGCCGCCGTTGCCCGAGCCAGTGCTTGATTTTTGAATTTTAAGAGGACGTCCCATTTTTGTTTCTCCTTAAAGAAGTCCGATGCGAGTTCTAGTCGCTACGCGGCGGGTTAAACCGCATAAAACACCTTATTGTGTTGACAAGTATTTAGCGAAAATGTAAAATAGTAATCGCTAGGAGCGTAAATATCCTTATGAATACTAATGAACTAATTGAAGCTGGTAACCAGCACAGAGCCGAAGGCAACCCTGAACAAGCATTGCAATGCTATGCTATGGCATTTGTTCAAGATCCTGAATCAGCTGCGGCATTCAACAACTATGGCAATGTCATGCGTGAATGTGGACATCCAAAGCGAGCCATACCATTTCTACAACATGCCACACTGTTAGAACCAAGCAATGTGACTGCACAGTTTAATTTGGCCGTGAGTTATTTGTTGAGCGGTGATTACCAGCGAGGTTGGCCTGCGTATGAGTCACGTTGGAACTACGAGCATCTGGCCGGATCCGAACCTAAATTTTCACAGCCACGCTGGCGTGGTGAAGATCTCAAAGATAAAACTATTCTAGTTGTTGGCGAGCAAGGCCACGGTGACTGCATTCAGTTTGTGCGGTTTGTTTACAATCTACATCTGATGGGTGCCCGGGTCAAACTACAAGTCACAGACGGATTAATTCCTTTGTTAAACACCAGTGACATCATACAGCAGGTTGCCGGCTACGGCGATGACATGGGAGACTTTGATTACTGGGTTCCTATCATGAGTATTCCAGGCATACTTGGTGTCACGCTGGATAACTTGCCCAAGATACAAAGTTACATGAACGCCAATCCTGTGTTGATGAAACAGTGGCAAGATCGCCTGGGACCCAAATACAAAATGCGTGTGGGCATCTCCTGGAGTGGTCGTAGAGACGCCTGGCTCAATCAACACAAAGGTGTGCCGTTTGATCAAGTGCTGTCCATGATTCAGAGCCATCCTGAGTATGAGTGGGTCAGCTTGCAAGTAGATGCTACTCCTGATGAAACACAAGCACTAGCCGATGCTGGGCTCAAACTTTGGCCTGGTACAATCAGCAGTTTTGCTGATACCGCTGCACTGATGATGCACTTGGATGTTGTTGTCAGTGTGGATACCGCCATCACTCACTTGGCCGGTTCTTTGGGTCGACCGGTATGGGTCATGCTCAATGCTTTTGCTACAGACTGGCGCTGGCTACTAGACAGAGATTCTAGCCCATGGTATTCCAGTGCTAGATTGTTTAGACAACCCACAAGGGGGGATTGGGCCAGTGTTACTAAAAAAATTGCCCAGTACCTAGCTTGGTACAAAATCTAAATCATTGTCAACGTTTAATTTAAGTCCGTCCAGGTGTTGGATATTCCGTTATAGCCACGAAATTTACCTGTGGTAGTGTTGTAATATATGAGTCCAGCTGTGCCAGTTGGATCACTTGGCAGACCAGTTAATAACATAGTGGATGTTGATGTTTTGTTAACTGCTGTGATGTTTCCTGCATTAACAATATTATTGTTGCTCAAATTGAGATTGTCACCCGATGGAATTTCTTCAATTTGGCCACTAGTTGAATTAATAATTAATGGAAATCTATCGGTCATACGTTACTTATACAAATTTCCACTAATTTTGAACCTGGCGTTTAGTGTCTAAGAAGTAATTTCAAATGAGCCAGCCAAGGTACATTGGCTATGTGCATGCCGTTGGTGGTTATTCTAGTTGGCGGCAATAGCTTGGTAATTTCATGCAATCTTGTCCAATGCACGCCTGGGCGGTGATGATGCTCTTGATGCAATCCTGAATTAAAACAAAAAATATTATACCACCGATTGTAAATTCCCACTGAGTCTTGTGTGGTATCACCGCGATAGTGATAGCTACCATAGTGCTCGCCATAGTGCCAGGCATAGTTTAAAAAATGTGCCAACAAGTAAATTGCAAAAATCAACCAAACACCGTAACTGAAATTCACCAACAGTATCAGCAATTGAAAAATTACAATTGCCAAGTATTGTCTGTGCCACTGATCATATTTCATCATGCTGATATTAGGACGTTGCGATTTCCACATCTCGTAGAAAACATATTTCCACGGACTAAACCAAGAAAAAAATCCATTGCGCCAGCAAAATTTCCAGGCATTCTCTAGTTGTCCGTTTTTACCATGCCCAAAAACTGAAATTTTATCTTTAGACTTACCGTCAACTGGAGTATCGTTTACATACTTGTGATGAATTGTGTGACTCAATCTGTAGGTCTCCGGCGTTGACCAAGCCGCGGCTGCTATCAACAGTTCGTACACATGATTTAACTTTTTATTGTTGAATGTTGCCCAATGTGTATGATGGTGCAATGATGTGTTTTGCATGCTGAGAATCAGCATGACCTGAAACGGTGCTAGTAGTAAATTCCACCAGGCATTGAGATCAAGACTAGCTATTACTATTGCCGAAAGTAGTACCAGCATTGTTTGCGCCACAAGGAATGCATCTTTTGTTGAATGTTTGAATATTGTTTGCATGGAAATATTTAACCAAACTAATTTTACACAGTCAACAAAAAAGCCCCTTGCGGGGCTTTTTTGCCTTCCCATCCCTGGGTTGGTTCTCTGATTAGGAGAATGAAAGGTTAGACACAGCGATCTCGCCAACATAGTCACCAGCATTGCCAAAAGACGATGCAGTGTTTGTCAACTCGATGTAACCATAACGTGTCATGAATGACACCACTGGTTCGAATGTGCTTGGATCCAACACAACGCCTGAAGACATCAATGGGATGTATGGGCAGTAGAATGCTGGAGCGTCTGCTTCTGAAGAACCCTTGTAGCCGACCAACACAGGTGTTGTGTCGCTTGCATAAGAGTCAACGAACACACGCATTGCGCCGTTCAATGTACCAACAAACTTGGTGTTTGTAGGTGCTTCAAATGTACCTTCTGTAGTACGTGCAAATGCGCTGGTTGTTGCAGACTGCAGAACAGTCAGAGCAGCTGAAGAAACAACAGCGTAGTTACCAGCGCCACGACGTGTACGTTGGGCGATCAGGTTAGCAACACGGTTGATCAACACAGCCAAAGCAGCGTGTTCGTCACCAACGAATGTAGCAGTACCAGAAACGGTAGCTTGGTTGTATGTGAACTCTGTAGCGGCTAGGCTACGTAGGGACAGGAGAATCTCCTGGTCAATTTCAGCTGTAATTTCTTGAGCCAGTGCGGCCATGATTTCTGCTTCAACGTCAATACCGTGCATGGCTTGTGCGTCTTGTGCAGATTCAAATGTCCAACGTGCTTGCAACTTGCGTGTGCGAGCTTCAACAGCTTGCTTCAAGATTTGCACAGAAATTTGCTTACCGCCAGTACCTTCCATGGTAGCTGTTGCGCCGCCTGTGTAGTTGGTAGCGGTAGCAGTACCTTGAGGAACTGTAGAGTATGCTGTAGCAATTGTAAATGGTGACAATGCTTCTTGACCAGCTGTTACAGAAGTAGCGGCTGCAGAAGTGTCTGTCAAGCTCTGTGCGTAACGTACACGCAGAGTGTGGATTTGACCCACTGGACCAGTCATTGGTTGTACACCAACCAACTCGTTAGCAATAACGGTTGGCATTACACGACGGATAACTGGAAGAATCACACGGTTTAATGTTGCGATGTTACCAGCGGCTGTTGAACCTGCGGAAGCGTTTTCCTTCAAGTACTTGCGAGTGTTTTCTAAGATAACACCCATGCTGTTGCGCTTTGAGCCGTTCAAACCTTCAAGCAATGCTTCTTTGGTCTCGCCCCAGCGGCTTTCTAATAGTTCTTGTGACATTTAAGTCTCCTAAAAATTAAATTTTATAACCCTGCCAGGCGCTTGAGGTCAATCACGTTGCCACGATCTTCCTGTTGACTACTTGGAACAGTTTTATCCCCAGTTGCGACAGAAACGTTTTCTGTGATCACTTTAGAGGCTTTCACAGAGCGGTCTTCCAACACGGCTGGTAGATACTTTTCGAAGGCGTTTTTCAAACGGTTAGTTTGTACGCTTTCCAGTAAATTACGCATGACTTCAGCTTTTTCCTTGTTTAAGGGACTTAGCAATTCTTGCATCAGGTCTTGACGCTGATTGCTTTCTTTGATCATACGTATTTCACGTTCTTTTGACTCAACAACAACTTTAGCTTGTTGTGAGATTTCAATGGCTTTCTTCAATTGCTTATTTTTGCCTTCTAGCATAGCGTATAGCTTGCGAACTTCTGCTTTCTCATTTAGGTGAGTAGCACCAAATTCACTTGCGTATGCTTCAAAAATACGGCGACCAAAATTGTTCTCACGAGCAATTTTGATATCCTCTTGCAACTGACCCAGCTCATCCCGGAGGTGACGGCTAACAGCGTGACTCATTTTCTCTGCACTTTCTTTTACGAAACGTGTTTTGAGTGTTTCAAGTTTTGCGCGGGCTTCACGTACCAAGCGGACTTTTGTTTCCACCACGTCACGTTTGTCTGCGGCAAATTCTTGAATTTCACGAGCCAATGCATGCACCATGAAGTTTTCTAGCTTGGCTAGTCCTTCTGTGTGCATCTTACGGTCTTTGCGCAATTCGCTAATTTCTTCAGCAAGTTTTGTCACCAAGAAGCCGTTAAACTTCTGTGCTGACTCTTTCATCTTGCTTTGGAAACGAACGCGATCTTCTGCTAGTGATTGCTTTTCAGCAGCCACAGCTTGAATTTCTGCGGTGAGACTTTCTGTTACCATTTTATCCAGGGCTTCAACCATTACTGACTTATCATGTTCGTAGCGTCCTGCATACTCTTCTCTGAGTTCTGCACGAGCCTGTTCACGAGCTTCACTTAACTTGGCTTCCCAAGCT